GTTTTAAATGTAACTGTTTGAGAACCTGTTGTAGCATTTTCTACAATGTATAATTTTTCTACTGAGTCTGGTACAGTTACAGTTGATGTACCTGTTAGTGCACCTGTTAATTTGATTACAATATTTCTTGCAACAGATGTTGAAGTTGATCCATCTGTAATTGTTAAAGCTGTTGTACCACCATCAGTTACTGCTTGCGCTACATAACCTGCAATAGCTTGTTGTATAATATCTAAGTTTGTGTTTGTTTTAGTTCCCCATGTACCGGCATTTTCGCCAGTTGCCATAAGTTCTATACCTAGTTCATTGTAGGTTGATGCCATAAAATTTTTTCTCCTATGCTGCTACATCTGTATAGCTTGTATTTGAGCCATTTGCAACATTCGAATAGGAAGTATTCGAACCCGTTGAAACCCCACTATATGATGTATTTGAGCCTGTGTCAACATTCTGATAATGAATTATAAATGGAGGTGTCACCGAAGCTGTAATAGATAAGCCTGTTAAACCAACCACTTGATCTACTAGGTCAAGAGTACCTACTGCAGAACTGAAAGAAACTCCAGTTAGACCCATTACATCTGCTGGATCTATTGCACCAACAGAACTAGTAAACTGAATTCCAGTTACAGGTATAGCTACTGATCCTGTTCCAACTAATATACCTAAATTAGATTCTAATTCTAAACCAGATAATGTAACATCTTCATTTGGTACAATTACACTTCCAATATTAAAGCTTGCAGCAATACCTGTTAGTTCAACAACTGTAATTGTATCAACAGTAATAGTTCCTTGAGCTGAAGTAATTTCAAAACCAGTAACTGGTACATCTTCATTTGGTGCTACCGCTGTACCTTGAGATGATGTAATTTGTTGACCTGTTAAACCTAGTACTTGGTCTGCTGGATCCAATACACCTAATGCAGTTGCAATTTCTTGTCCTGTGATATCTGGAGTAACAGCAATTTCTGTTGTAATGGTTCCTTGTGCAGAAGTAATTTCTTCTCCTGTCAAAGAAGTTGTTACATCAATAACATTAGTAATTGAACCTGTAGAGAAAGTTGCAGCAATACCTGTTGGTTCTACTAAACCAGAAATTTCGAATGTAACTGCAGGATTAAATGTAGAATCAATTTGTAAACCAGTAAGAGTTACTGTTTCATCTGCAAGATTTCCCCATTCACCAGCACCCCAGGTTTTGGCACCCCAGCCTGTAGCTAAAGCATCGTCCTCTCCCCAGTAAGCTTGGCCCCAGGTAAGTCTACCCCATCCACTCATGGGTTACTCCTATGCTAGTCTTATGATTGCGTTACTTGCGTCTGCTGTTGGAAATTGAATTGTGAAAGTTCCGTTAGTTGCAGTTTTATCTGAACCAAAAGCAATTGCACAAACTGCAGGGTCTCCTGCTACAGTATCATTATAAATTAAACAACCGTTTGCAGTAAAAGAAGCTGATGTCCAAGAGATGTCATCAAAATCACAAAACGCAGTTGTTCCTGAAGTTGTTGGTGTAACACTTGTTAAGTCTTGACCACCTGCAACGTAAGCAGAGCCAGCGTCATTTGTAATTTCATTTGAAGCTGAATAAGCAGTTGTTGCTGCACCTAAAGTTGCAGAGCTTGTATACAATGCAAGTTTGAAAGTATCACCTGTAGTTGCTGTAAAGTCATGAGTACCAACTAAAATTTGTTGTTTAAAACTTGTACAAATTGCCGATGTTATTGCCATAATTTTTATCTCCTATTACGGTGACGGTGAAGGAATTGGAATACGAACAGTACCATCTGTGTAGTCGTCCCTTTTACGTCTACCAAGTTGCTCTGCAGCAAACTTTTGTACTTCCTGTGTATACTTATTTTCGTATAATGTCAACATATCCATTGGACCTTTTAAATATCCATATGCTTCCACTAAACATGCATATAGTAAGCCATTTGGAAAATATTGGCTTATATAAGTCGTTGCATTTGAGCTAGATAATCCATCAGGAATAGCCTCATAGTGAATTTTAAATACATAAGTATTATCAGGTGCAGGAGCCAAGAACAATCTTCCTGAAGTGGTGTCTGTTACCCCAGTTGCTCCACCAAACATAGCATAGTATTTTGGCATACCAGTTGATGTTTCTGCTGGTGAATATTCTTGTAAATAAGATTCATCTTTTTTTTCTAACCAAGTATTGCTTCCTGTAGAAACAGAAGTAGAATCATAAACTTGTACACCTTTTACAAATAAAGTTTTAGCTGGAACGTTTATAGTTGTTTGACCAGTAACTAAATTACCAATTGATTGTTTTTTGTATGCATCAATAGGTACATCTCTTAAAATTCTAAACTCTGCATTTTCAATAATTTCATCTGTAACAGTAGAAGTTAAAACATTGCTATCTACTTCGGTATAGTTTTGAATTGCAGTTGTTAATGTTGTATATGTAAATCCACTCATTATTTAACTGCCTCCTGACATTGTAAACAACGATGTTTATATTTAGCATGTTCATCACAATGTTGTGATGGTGTTACATATAAAGTTAAATGTTCATCTTCTTCAGGACAAGCACATTGTTTAATGTTAAATAATGAACAAATAAAATTTTTAATTTTTCTTATCATGGTGATATTGTTACAGGGCCCACGGAGCATCCGTAACCTCCTCCTTTTATATTTCCAATTGTAGCAGTATCTATATTAACTGTAAAATAGAAAAAGTTAGTAGCTAAATAATCAGTAGATGCATCTCTTACACCACTAATAAATTGACCTGTTCTAATAGTATAGCCAGATGGATTTGCAATATTTGCTCCTGTAATTCCATCAAAGTCGCTAGGGTTTGCATAATTACCACCTACTGTTGGTGCTCCTCTAAAAACATAAGTTGTTGAATCAGTTAAACCATGACCCGGAGAATAAACATTTATAATTCCTGATCCAGCTTGATAAGTTTCAAAACCGTTATCAGGTATACTAACTGTAGTTGCTGGTTCTGTTCTTGCAGGTCTAACATTTAATAATGCAACACCGTCTGCTGAAACAGGTTTAGGTTCAAGTTGTGGTTGTTTAGGCTCATACTCTGTGTAATGAACTAAAGAACCATTCCATTCTTTTACCATTTCTCTGTATGGAAATTGAGCACCTGATCTATCTGATATTGCTATTGCATGTTTACCTGTTGCAAATTTTGACATTAAACTCCTGGGTAATAAGCTTTAGGGGTAATGAAAGTGCTTGATGCAGATCCATCCGCTTGTAAAGCTCTCTGAAACTCATCTTCATAAACAAGTTTCATGGGTTGCATTAATTGTGGATTAAATTTCATAGCTAAATAATAAGATAGTCCTGCTACCATACAAGGTACAAATCTAAATGGTACATCAGTTGCATTTGTATAATCACCAACATCTTGAATTCTATTAATATAATACATATGCATATAATTTGCTGCAGTTGTAGAATCAGGAGTTGGGTAAATGTGTACTCTTACTTTATCAATAAATCTTTCAACCCAATATTGATTAGGAGTTCCTTGAGAAAGTTTATTTGAAAAACCAGCATAAGTAGATCGATCTACTTTTACCATTGGTGAATCAGATTGAGTTGTTGTATTATAATTTTGTCTTAATTGAGCTTCCAAAATATCTGACATTCCATAAATACCATTTGTTGGAGCTGTAGTGGCACTTGTACCATCGGAACTTGCTCTAAAAAAATCATATTCAGCTTGTCCTTGAACAAGATCAATATTTGTATCTGCTATTTCCCAATAATGAATACCCCTATTGCCCCATTCCTGAAGCATAATATTTAAAGATCGTCTAGCTAGTCTTAATTGATTACCAGAAACTCCTTGTACTCCAAGTCGTTCGTAAGCTTCTTCTATTATTTCATCAATAGAAAAATTTTTGTCGAACGTAGTTGTTCCAGAGGTAGTATTAGCCATTTATCCTCCTAAGCTGATAAATTAGGACCAGAATATTTATCTGTTAATAATGTATAAGCTGCAATGTTTGTTTTAGTTTTACAATAAATCCCTTTTGGAAATAAAATTCCATCTTCTGGAAAAGATAAATTAATTACATCTCCGTTTGGAACATCACCAATAAATAATGTAGTTCCTGAATTTGAAGTAGTTGTAAGTTCTAAAACACCTGCACCAACACCATCAGAAGCAATTATAA